TATTTATCAGTTACTTTGATTTCTGTTCTTTTTGTTCTTTTTTAGCTGATTTTTCTGGTTTTTTAGCCTTCTTGTCCTTGCTATGGTCTTTCTTCTTAGCAAGTTTCATGCCATTTGGTGACTTGATTGGTTCAGCCGCATAACTTGTGAAAATTAATGCAAATGATGTTAGTAGAATATATGCTAGTTTTTTCATGATGTTTCCTTTTAATTATTTATCAGCCGCCCCGGCCTGTTCGTCTTACTACGCTTGCACCACCAAAACCTTTTGTATTAGGTTTTGGACCCTGTTGTTTAGGTGCTTTACCATATTGCTTTGTGATGTTGTTTGCTTTTTTAGCATCATTGGCCATATTGATAAATGGGTTATTACTTTTCTTTTCTTCTGTCATTTTTTTACCTTTACTGATTTTAAATAACTATCTATGTCACCATACAAACTTACCATCATAGCAATTTTACTATCATATAATTTTATATATGGTTTTTTTCTTTCATCGTCAATTTTATTTACACCTAAGTAATAAGGACATTTGATTTTTTTACCTAATGTTGACATGTAATTATAGTAACTACCTTGTACCGGCATTTTAGGCATGAAGTCATATTTATAACATTCTATTTCTGCTAGTTGGAAACACATGTCTCCTGTATCAGTTAATCGTAATACTTCACTACTGGCTCCTGTAACCCACCATCTTTTAATAGCATCGTCAAAGTTCCAATTTTCCGAAGTCGTAATAAATGGCAATTGCTTACATACTGCTTCGGTTATTACGACTTTTAATTTATTCATCCGGGTACACTTTTGTACCATTATTCATAAACACTACTGAAAATTTATCTGTCTTAAATTGTGTGTTTAATTTACGGCATAAGTTTCTAGCATGGCCAGGATTACTAAAACTGGTCTTTTTATATTTAGGAACTATGTTACTGTCAAGGTAATGTTGACTTTTTAGATTGATTGGTTGTCCGTCATAAAACACAGCCCATATACCAGCAGCCTCTACAATTTGGTCGCATTTGTATGTTTTTTTATCAACAAGTTCTATAATAACTTTGGCTTGTGTTCTACTCATTAGTTTACCATTTACCACCACTCATAACAACTTGAATAGGTTCTGTGCTATTTGTCTGGTCTTTCTTGTCTAAAACTAGTTTCATAATCTCGTCACGTAGTTCTTTGGCGTCAGATATAGGCATTAGAAATTCACGCATCTGACGTCCTTCTGCATTAGCAACTCTATCAATAAACTTTTTAATTTGGCTCATATAGTATTTAGTCTAAAATAATATCGTTTTCAGTCTTAAATGGTCCAATATACTCATAACGCTGTACAAAAATGTATTTGGGGCAAAAGATATTCACAAAACCATCGTTTTGTTTGATTGCGAACCATCCCGCAACATGATAGCATTTACTTTTTGGAGTTTTTGTATAGATATGCAGTTTACGCTTTACATCATAATAACTATTGTAAATTCGATTTGAAGTAGTTGGGTATACTGCAAATGATGGCATTTGCTCTTTAACTTTGCTAGGTTTTATAGTTTCAAATTGAATACGTTTTGTCTTTTCAATTTGTTTAGTACTAGTGTAACTTTCAATTTTATTGTCAATTTTTACCTTATACTCAGTACCCTCTTGAATTACGTTACCTACTTTTTTGTCACCGTCAGTGACTACCCAGTATTGGTTCTTTACAATTGGTTTAGCGATTAGGTTCATCATTTTTATCCTTGGTTAATTTTGCTACTAACAAGAAATGTTCGTAGGCTTTTCTTACTGATGGGACAGATAATAATTTTTCTGCCTCAACACTCATTGCTTTAACTGCTTCTTCACAAGCCTCTCTTGCACTAGGCCATTCTAATGCATGATTCTCTTCTCCGAACGCTTTGCTCAATGCTTTCCAGCAACGTAGTTGTTCTTCTGTTAATTTTCTTTCTTTCTTAGCAGGACGCAAGTCAGTTGCTTTTCTAATTGCCTCACTAATCTTATCTTCTGCTACACGCCCAGCCGCAATCATAGGAGCGTATGCTGGATCTACATTATACCTTGTGCTTTGTCCACCGGGATAGCATATTACAAGATGTGCGCCCTTAGGAAACGCATCCATAAGTTTATCATCATATTCACGCACGGGTACGTATCTACGACCTACTTTTTTATAAAAGATTTCTTTTTCACTCATGGTAGTCTAAATTTTTTCAAGTAATCTTTTGCAATATCTAAGTTCTCTGCATCATATACAGGTTTCTCTGGTTCGTCAATAGACATGTCTAGTCCAAATTTACTAGTGTAAAAATCAACAAGACTATCAATTAATGCACCAAGCATTTGTTCATCCAAACAATTAAGACCTTGAATCTTTAAAGTGTATTGTTTGAAATCTTCGTATTCATCATCGTTCATTTTTTGTTACCTCTTTTTTCATTCGTTCAAACCATTGGTCGGCGTCTTCTTCATAATCAAAGTGAGGACTTAGTTCTATATCTTCGTTGTCATCATCAACCCAAACATAAACCAAGTTGTAATCATCGTGTAGTAGTTTCATTAAATACCCGCATCTTCGTATGGAACTGGAACCCAGCCAAGTTTTAAAAAATCTTCTTCAATTTCGTCAGTGACAACACCTTCAGGTGCATATCCTGCGCTTTCATCTCTAATACCAGAACAGTACCAATCCATGTAGCCACCTTCTTCAATAAGTTGTGCTACCAGTCCACCTGCGTAACGCCAAGAGCAACCCCAAGTTTCTTCTTTAAGAATAGGCCACATCTCACGTTTTTGCCATTCCATGTTACATAATGCCGCATAGATGTTTTGTGCATAGGATTTATTAGCTTTTGCTTTAGCAATAATCCAATCACAGTTCTTTAAATCACGTTCTAAGTTAGGTCTATTCACGCAACTTTTCCCACATATATTCAGAATCTTTCATGTATGCAATTGGTTTAAGCCAACCACTTAGCAAACATTGATTGATTACATCTCTATATTCTTTAGGACAACGTTCACTTATCTCGAATCCTGCTCTAGGAACAACCACATGAAGACCATCATGTATATTCCAAAGTCTATCACCTGCTTTAATAGTTTTAATTCTTGATTTTGTAGCAATAAATGTCATGCCCACCTCAACAAAAACCACGCCTTCTTTGCATCTGACTCAAATGAAAATGTTTTACTATATCTATTATAAAATGCACCATAATCTTTAGTCAACCAGTCATTGATTGACAACTCAGACTCCCAATGAATATTATCGTAATAATAATCAACAATTTTTTGATACAACGAAAGATTATCGGACATTATTTTTTCAACTCTTCCCACATCAATTTCTTAGCACGTTCATCTAAATCTTCATTTTGTTTTTTAAGCATTAGTGGAGCAAACTGTTTGACAAAATCCATAACAGCCTGTTCACCATTTTTTTCAAACTTAGAATGATGGGGACCTACAGAACTATTGTAATAACTATTTTTGTCATTCAATACTGTTAGGATACCTGCATACAATTGTTTTTCTAGTATATTACTCATGTAACGACCCTTTATACGGGTTATTAAGCCACTTAGCATAAGTCTCAGCATTTTCAGATATTTTATTAAGTTCATATTTGCCACAAAATTTCATTAAATGAACACCTACTTGAGGAGTAACTGTAGTGCGAACACCATTCCGAATAGCATCATCAACTAATTGTTTGATTTCATCGGGTTGTGATTTCAAGTCAATCAATGTTTTATTACGTAAATAACAATCACGTACAACCTGTTCTACACCATTGTGGTCTACCCAACGTTGCAACATGAAATTATTCCATTTAAAGCCTTGCTTGTCACGATCCTCAAATGCCTCACGAATACCTACACGATTCTTACTACCTTTCTCGGGTGCTCTAGGATATGCGGTGAATACGTTGTCACCTGCGTCACCGCGAATAATTTTCTTAAAGAGCAAATATTCTGGATCTTCCAACAGTTTAGGTTCTTTAGTTTTCTTGTCTAATATCGGTTTGCCTGTATCCTTAAAGTATCCGTCAAGTGTGATAAGTTCATTTGTGACTCCATTGTACTGGAACACTTTATCAGTAATAAGCTGAACATAATCGGAATCAGTGCTAATAATATAATGCGTGTCATCTGGATGTAAGTGAATAAAGCGGGCAATCAAATCGTCAGCCTCAGCCCGCTCATGCCTGAGTACGCTAACGTTAGTTTTCTCTCTGATGTACGTAGTGAATTTTTCATACGTATCCCAAAACATATCGTTTTCTTCTTTTTCAGCCTCAGTAACTGACATGGCATCAACAATGCGATTCTTTTTGTAGGGCTCGTAGATATCTTTGCGGAAGCTACGGCCTTCTAAACAAAACACAACGTGGTCAATTCCATAGCGTCTTACTGCTTGATTAACACTAGCAAGTGTCAAGTGTAATGCCATGCCGATCTTCTCCCATGTATCGCTGTTGTAACTAGCAACATGTCGGGCACGAAAGAAGGTGTTTGCAGTGTCAATGAGTGCGTATTTCATATCTGTATTATATACGTATATTTAGATTTTGTCAACTCTTTGGTTTACCAAAAGTGTATGTATTCAGAAAATCTTTTTGTCGCTGTGTCTTTAACATGTGTACGTTCGGGCAAACTGTAGCATGATTAGAAGGGTCATTATTGTAGCGATTACCGTCAATATGGTCAACTTGTAGCGTAGTCTTCCAATCTTCAATAAAATCACCTAGAGTAACCGTGTCATCACCGTATTGAGTAGTGTAACCCTTAATTGCTTGTTCAAAGCAAATACCTTTACAGGCTTCACAATGGTCTTTTCGAAATAATGAGTTGAGTTGTCCATTGTCGAAAGCAAGGCGTAAGCCCGAAACTAACTTTCTCGGGTCTTTGGTTCCAAACACCCCGTTGAGTATATAGTCAATACCATCAATCATATCAAATGTATCTTCTGTATAGAATTCTTCTACCAATTGCATTAATTCAGTATCTTGCGGAAGAATAGCAAATGAAGTGGATAACAAAGAGTAATACGAACACACAAGAGACTTGACCTCATCGGACACTTTCATCTTACGGATGAAGTCAATACCTAATTCATGGTCTCGGAAGAAAGGCAAACGACAAGTACGTGCGACAAACTGTGTGTAACTATTATGAATCTTTTTCTGTGCAGGTACTTTACAAACTACTGCTGTAATTAGCCGAGGGATGTTAATACCCATTTTACCTGAATCAACTACAACCATTACTAGTGGTCGATTAACATACGCAGGGCTGTTTGCTAACTTAATGCCTTCACTCATGCGTTTGATTGATTGACCATCAAAGTGTTTTTCTTTAGAAGTAGATACAAACAACACTGCATTTATTCGTTTGACAAACGCTTTAACATCTTTCATCACAGCATCAATAGGAATGCCGTTAACTGCATTGTTACGACCTAGACTGATAATGATACCGGGCATCATCTTAGGAATCTTGTCTGAGACAATATCCCATGTTGTTTCCGGAATCAAAAGTTGTTGATTACGAATCTCGTTTACTTGCCAAGCAAATGTCTTGTAAGCGGCTTCTAATGTTTCATACAAATCTTCACGATTTCCGTGATATTCAAATTTAGTGAATGCGTTTGATTCTTTAAACTTTGGCATTGTGGGTAACTGCAAATATTTGTCAGCACCAACCAATGTTTTCATGCATTGACTTTGTGTTGGTGTTGCAGTTAAATGAATGATAACTGATCCGGCATTCATCATATTAGTTTGCATATCAAACCACTTGGGTTCCCAATTATTATTGGTAACGCCTTGATCTTCTTTTGTAGTAGATGCATCAGGCACACCTAATCCACGATGAGCTTCATCGTTAAAAATCAAATCTGGTAGCAACAAGTCAAAATCATCAGGGTATGCAGGATCAAAATCCTCATACAGACCGTACATATATTGGGTAGTCATAAAAAAGTAACGGATATCACCGGGCAAGTCGATGCCATTTTCAATCGCATACTTTAATTGTTTACTATCATAAACTTTAATTAATTTATTACCTAGATAAGTACCGTCATATTTCATCATACTTTCAAGCGGTTCATCAACACATTCTTGTGAAGGGGCCGCAAAGAAAACATTTCGAATATTTTTATATTTTTGAGCAATGAGAATAGATGTGAAATTAGTAATAGTAAAACTTTTACCACTTCCTGTAGGTGCTTGAATAACGATAGCTTTTTTTGTAACGGCCTTCATCACTTTAGCGATAGCATCAATTATGTTATCAACTAGATATTCTTGTTGCAATGGTTCAATTTCAGGAACGAAAATTTCATTCATTGCTATTTGCACTGCTGATTTAGTTCGGCGCATTGGTAACTCCTGTGAGTTGTTGAAATATGTGTATATTGTATACCCATATACAATATTTGTCAACCTTTTATTTAGGTAATACTTTTGTTTTCAGGTAATGATGAGTTAAGAATTCTAATTCTGTCTTGGAATGTATTCATATTCATATCAGACTTCATAGCGTTGACCCACCATGCTACAAACCAAACATTAGATTTATAATATCCGCGGTTGCTATCAATTCTATCCAATGAACATTTGTTTGGGTTAGGCTTCGTAGTCCCTATCTCTAGTTCCAATGGGACTCCGGTAATAGCACATTTACCGGTTTGTTTATCATATAATTCTTTTAGAAAAGAAACTAATTGTTCTCTAGATTCAATATCAATCCATGCATTAGAAATTTTTATACCTTTTCTTTCTTTAGAAACTCTACTGAGTTTGTTTGCCATTCCGAGCCAAAACAACTCCGGATTATTATTGACAATATTTTTTTTATGCTCTACAAGATTTAACCATCTATTACGCAGTATTTGAAGAATCTTTTGATGATGCATCAGGTCTTCAGCCCTTATTTTTGCTAAAGCACATACTGGGTTGCTCATTTTGTTTTGTAACGCAATTTCCAACATTATGTGTTTTTTCCGACCCGGAGTCCCCCAACTGTGATGTAGTTTTTCATAATCGGTAAAATCTTGTTTAGTAAATGACGATACTAATTCACCATACATTTCTAATATGGTTCCTGCGGTAGAACGTTTTTTCGTTTTTCTAACAGTAGTTCGTATGAGAGTACGCTTCAAACTTAAATTCATTTTTTTACAACCAAGTTTAGACATTAACTCACCTCTGTACGTCCATTGCCAAGGTCACGTGATTGGATAGGGCGAATGTCACGGTTCATAGGATCCGCTTGTACTTGCTCATACATCTCAAGTACTACATTTCTACAAACTTGCTGGAACCATCTATCTACGATATCAGTATCCTTGTCATCCTTACTCATCATGTAACCAGCTTTGACTAATCTTGCTACAAAAATTTCATTAAAGTCTAAATCAAATGCACCGCTGTTGATATCTTTGGGATCAATATCTAAACTTAAAATATTGATGTAGGGTTCCCCGGCTTGTGTTGCTTTTTCTTTAAGACTTAATTCTTTAGTTGGAGCCTTAGTTTTTGCTTTAGTTGGCTTCTTAGATTCAACAGGCTTTTCTGTTTTCTTGAATAAGTTCTTTAATTTGTCAAACATTTTTTACTCTCTCGTATAATTTAAAGCTGGCTAAGTTCTTAGCTTTGCTTTCGCACATTATATCAAATTTATCAAGGAATGTCAATGCCCAATCGTTCACTGCATCATTCCAATAGTAATCTGAATGGGCACGTAATTTTTGTTTACTGTGTCCTGATTCAATCAACGCACCATGATTGGGTGCGACAGATCGGTCATGTTCTCCAAGTACATCTTCCCGACTGACGGAATAATGTAAAGTAGAACGGACATTCCTCCAACTATCAACAACACGGTTAACAATCTCCGAATCGGGGCTAATATATTCGCCCTCCCTAATCCAATGGTGATGAATGTCAAGAACAGTTGGGACAAGATCAGATAATGAAAGGCAGTCAATGACTCCATGTGTATATTCCTCGTTTTCTAATGTAAGTGTGTTTCGTGCTTCAGGTGATAACCTACCATACACATCCCTGATGCCTTGAGGGCCTTTACGGCCACTAATGTGTACGTTAACTTTGAAGTCTTGAAATGTTTTGCCATAGCCTAACCAACGCACCATGTCACAGTGATATTCAAATTCAGTTATACTTTTATTTACTACCTCGTCACGGTCGCTTGCTAATACAACAAATTGATCGGGATGAAAACTTAGTCGGATATCATGCTTACGTGCAGTCTCACCTAAGGGTGCAAACCAACGTGCTAGACTATCTTGTGTATTAGTATCTTGCCAAAAGTATGAGTAGTCCTCATGTGTGTAGAATGACAACATGTCACTAGTTAATCGCAACATACGTAGTTCAGGGGGTAATTCTGCAACTTTCTTAATCAGTGCATGAGTATTATTGATATTAGTTTTAGCAACATCAATAATTTTTTCCTCCACTGTAGAACGCTTATTGCGTTTGGCCCATGCCATAGTAGTGCCGCCAGTATTCAGTCCCTGAGTACTGACTATTTCACCTTTTTTGTTAATCTCTGCCCACTTGCAAGCAAAGCCAATACGTTTAATGTTTTGATTAGTCATGGCTTAAGTGTAACAGTAATACGATTAATTGTCAACTTTTAGCAAATCCTCGATAGTGTATACTTTTCTCATATATGAACTTGGATTATTAAGCACACTGTATTCAATATCACCTTCTCTTCGGTTAGTATATCGTATTTCAAAATCAGTTTGGTTAACCTGTTTGAACAATTCGACCATTTCTTTAACAGTATTTCCTACCCCATGACCTAAGTTCTCTAAACTATTACTAGGTGTTTCAATCGCTAACTTGATACTGTTACAAATTTCATTAACATGTACATAATCTCTAACGCAAGTACCGTCTTTAGTTGCATAATCGTTACCAAAGATATTAAAATATCCTAGTTTAGGAGCTCTCATTATATTATACATCAAGCCATCAGGATTGGTAGGTTTGAATCCATCACTGCCAATTACGTTGTAAAATCTAAATGTAGTAAATGGAACTTTGTTTACTTGACAGAATTCTCTTACACAATCTTCTGTTGCCCGTTTACTAACACCATAAGCACTTTCACACTTTTCGGCTGCACCAGTACTAGCAAATATAAAGTTCTTTGTTTTAATATGTTGTAGGATATTCAATGTCCCAAACAAATTAGTCATGTAGTAGTCTGTGGGCTGTAGTTCACTCTCGCCTACATTGACTAGTGCGGCTAAATGAATGATACAATCAAATTCTTCATTGACTTTAAGCTGGCTTTTAATGTCAAGATTATAATGTTTCTTAACTTTGA